CGGGGCATGAGGTTGCCGATGGCAATGCTCTTGTCCCATGCGTGCTCCACCTGCTGCAGCATCCAGCTGTTGACCTGCCATGCCACCCCCTGCTGGAGGTTGGCGGCTTGGATGAAGGGCTCGTCGCCCTTGCAATGCTGCGCTACCAGCTCTGCTCCATCCTTCAGCAGCCAGTTGTTGGGGATGTCAGTCAGGTACCCACCCTCGAGCGGTGACGACCACGGCCTGGGTGGCACCACCATCGGCAGCGAGAAAGGGCACAGCAACATGCCTGTCTCATGCACCTTGCTGACAAAGGCAAGGCACTCAGGCGTGGCACGCACCATAAAAGGGGTGCGCAAGCCAACCCTTTCCTTTCTCACCACGATCAGACCTGTCTCCTTGGCGATCAAGCAGACCAGGAACGCGCCTGTTGCAGCACGCTCCTTGGCTGACCACACCTCGGTACCGCGCATCCGGTGGATGTCACGCACCTTGTGGCTGAAGCGACCACGCACACGCTTGTGGTTCTGCCGTTCCCATCGGCTGGCCCTGGCCAGCATCGTCTCAACCCACAGCTTCTCGGCCACCTCATGCGCAAGGGCAGAGAGGCGACACGTCGAACTGATCTGGTCGACGACCACGCGCAGGGCGCAGGCAGCAATCTTGTGCGGCGCCATCTGGGTCAAGGGATTCAGGCCTGCATAGGTGATGCCTGCCTTGCCTGCCTTGATTTGATTGCGATGATGCCTGATTGCTTGGGTCAAGCGTTCAACGCCAAGCTGCACAAGTGCATCGCCGTAGTCAGATAAGGATTCCATGCGCAATAACTTGCGCCTGTTACCCATGAGCTGACGACGGTCGGCACCAAGTTGGAACATCTCACGTTCCAGCTCAATCTGATCCTGCTCAGACCGCACGTTTCCAACCAGCGTTCCAACCAAGGCGGATCAATGCAGTAGCTGGCTCGCTGAACTTATCGGGGAACGACGCAGTCCACTTCTCGAACGCAGCATCACGAGTGATGTCGGGATCGGGCAGTGCTGGCGGGCTTTCTGGCAGGTAGGTCCAGTGCGTTACGCCATCGATGTATGGCTTCTGCCAGTAGCCAGAGAACCAGCCATGGCCTGGCTTGAAGTACAACACATAACCCTTGTCGTCACTGTCTTCCTTGGTTGGAGGTGCGACCTTCAGGTTGTAAACGTTTTCGGTTGGGTCAAATGATCGGGGCATTTCGTTTTCCAATAACGGTGATTGATGTTGCGGATGGGTGGCGATTGCGTGCAAACTTGCGGGCTTGCCCGTGGTTCATCGCCCTGATCCATTCCTTCATCGGCTTGGCAGATGCAAAGTAAACATGCACCTCCCATAGCCCGGCTGCTTCCTTGCTCGTGCGACTGACGCCTTCGCCCAGGTTGGGTGCCTGGCCTTCGGCCCAGTGCAAGGCGAACCGATGGTCGGTTCCCCTGTTCACCAGCCCCGCTCCTGGTACTTCTGGTGCAGTCCGGTGTAGGTGCCCTTCAACGGGTGCCCATTAGGTAGGTGCTTACGGCCATCAAGGAAATACAGCCGCTCGAGACGGGCCATGCGTGCCTCGTCCTGCTCTCTCCACTCAGGTTGGTAGGTCATGGTTGGGTGTCACGGATCAGTCGGTCAGCCACCTCGTTGATGGCCAGGTAACAGATGCGAGCCTGTCCCTTGTCAGGGGCCCAGGCCCTCACCTCTTGGGAGATCACCTCAAACACAGCTGCCATGCGACAGCGGTCGTCGATCAGTGCTTGCTTGTCCTGCCAGTAGGCAGCCATGCACCGACCGACTAGGTCATCCCCGTACTTCAGCAGGACCGCAGAGGACACCGCACCTGGCGTAACCGACGACGTCGACATAGGAATCAAGGTGATCAGGGGTGTGCTGTAACCGGACCAGCTTGAGTGCAATCATCATGTGCGCCACCTGTTGAGCGGTGATGTCCGCTCCCGTGATGGCTGACCACATCAAGGCAATGCGATCAAAGCTGATCCGTGGGTCGCCGTAGTCGGCAGCCCTGTCATGCGTGATCGACTCAGCACGCTGGTCGAACTCTTGGATCCTGCTCATGCTGCTCCCTTGGGTTGCTTGTTGTTGATGAATCTTGCGGCCTGCTGCCTGTCCCTCTTCCCCCTGTCCGTCAGGATGAACCCCCCGTTGAACGGACGGATCAACGACGCATGGTTCAGCACCTTGAGTTGCTCGACGACAGCGTCGGCAAACCAGGTCCTGTCCCTGGTCAGGAAGCTGGTGCGACACAGTTCCATCAGTTGGTCACGATTCAGCGGACTAGGCGTCGCCTCATACAGGGCAGTGAGCAGGTCACTGCGCAGCTGCGCCATTGCGTGCGTGTCACTCATCGGTGGCAGGCTTCGTCACATAGGTGTTCAACACATGGCGGGCGAAGGCCGCGGCGACCACTGTCGCCTGGCTATTGGGCGTAGTGCCATAGCTGTCCTTCCACCAGTCTCGATACAGCTGACACAGCTGCAGTTCAGTCGGTCCTTGGGTCATTGGTTTGTTGCAGTTGGATGGGTGATGACCCGGAGATCAGGTCCTTTTCAGATTCAGGTGTCCACTTGTTGGCTAGCTGCCTGATGTCAGCAGACAGGTCGACGTGTCCGTCAGCAGCAAGGCGTGCCGCTGCCTGAATCAACAGTTGGTGTGGTGCTCTCATGTCTGGCGGTCACAAGGATGGAGGCAATGACGGAGGCAATGACAATGCCCGTGACACATCTATATATGCAGGGCCTGTCCACTCCACCCCCCACCCCCCACCCCTGGGCCGGGGCCCGGGCGGCGGCGGGTGGGGTGGGCCCCACCGCTGGGGCCCTGGTGCTAGTTAACCCATGCCCGACATGTCGGGGAAGGTGTAAGTCTCCATGTATGGAGGGACGGTACTGATCTCAAACCAGGGGCAGGCGTAATCAAACCAGCTGGGGTGGCGGTTGAACTCAGCCTTTAAGCGGTTGACGTGAGCCATCGCTCCTGCCTTGGTGTTGTGGCTGTCAATGAAATCAACGGTGCCCTGATCGTGGGCGTAAATGAAGTGCGTCATGGTCTGGTTCTCTGTGGTGGGTGGGCATGAGTGGTGCCAGCGTGGCCG